TCACAAACTTTGGTGTTCATCGTCTGAATCTCCTAGTAGAGTAGGAGCCATGCCATTAAAGACATTAAGTGCACCACGAACATTTTCCCGAGTGTAACTTTGAGTCATTTGCAAAGATGAGTGGCCTAACCAGTGCATGACATCAGTTGCAACTTGTCCATTGGTGAGTGCCATGGTAGCAAAATAATGCCGGAATATGTGAGGGGTAATATGAATTCCAGCTGCTTCACCCACTTTATTCAAAACCTTATTTGCTTGCTGTACTCCCATTGGCATACCTGTCTTTTCATTTACAAATAAAAAACTTTCATCATTAATGTTTCTATGTGTCTTTGAGTAAATATTTTGACTATAGGTGATGGCGTAATGACAAATATTGAGCATTTCACCACGTACATATATTGTGCGGTAGCTTGAGTTATTCTTTAAGTCACCGCCGTCTGGTTCTGCATTAGTACGCCCCTTCTTAAATTGTATTGCGCAAACTTCTTCGTCATTCCATTGTGAGAATTTAAAAGAACTGAATTGTAGTCCCATAAGTTCTTCACGTCGTTCCCCAAGCGTTAGCAGGGCTAACATGCAGTATTGGTACTTTGACAAGACACTAGGTGCTACGGCCATGAGCTGGTTATACTGTTTTTCAGTGATTGTTTTTGATGACGGTGATTTACCACCATCAATTGAGATACCACTCAACTTGTTTTTCACAATCACATCATTCCGGGCAGCATCATTCATCAATATTTGCATTACAGAATTGGTTGTAATAATAGTGTTCTTGGCATAACCATCTTTGATCATTTGATCGATAAAATTTTGGTAACTTTGCCTAGTGATTTCATTGATTTTCTGATTACCGAAAACAGGCTTTAATTGATTGTTCCAGTAGTTTTTTTTCTGAGTAATGGTAGCTGGCCGCCAAAGTTTCAGGTCGATATTTCGCTTTAGAACTTTATCAAAGTAAGCTTGAAGCGTAATTGTGTCTGAAATTGATGCAGTGATTTGCCCAGTTCCAAGCGTTACTTCGAATTTTTTTAATTCAATATCAGCATCTCGCCAAGTTATAAAACCAGATTTGCTCCAAGTGCGGTATTTATGATTAATATCGGTATAAGAGCGGCGAATTCCGTATTTTTTTCCTCGTTTTGTTTCATATTCGTAGATTCCAGGGTGACGTTTTAAAGGTTTCCATTGTCGTGGCATACTCATCAGTCCTCCAATTAGAATTATTTGAACGTATGTTCTTTTGAGCTCAAAATATATACCCCAATAAAGGGGTACTAAGCGAGTGACGGGAATCGGACCCGCGACTACAGCTTGGAAGGCTGTCGTTTTACCACTAAACTACACTCGCGTGAATGGACCTTGTTGGACTCGAACCAACGACCGGACGGTTATGAGCCGTCTGCTCTAACCAACTGAGCTAAAGGTCCAATTAAGTTTTAAATGCGAGCGGCAGGAGTCGAACCTGCATAGTAGTTGTTAAGAGCGGGGACTCTATTATTGACGGACACGTTCTACCGTTAAACTACGCTCGCATGTTGCCCACTAGGCTGGTAGTGGGCGAGGGTGCTATTTTCGTTTATGAATCCAGTAAATTAAAATGACGACCAACACTATAAAGAAAATGATACCTGCTACAACGTTAATATTGAACACGTGCTCGCTGTATTGCCCTACATGCAATTCCATGGCTATACTTTCAGCTACTGGTTTCAATGTTTCAAGTTAAGCTTAATTGTTCTAGTTCCATCAATTTGATCGTAATCTTTAGTCTCAGCACCGGCAGTTTTGATTTGTAAATAGGTATTTGGGACTTTAGCGAGTGCCGCTTTGAGATTATTGCCTGAAGCAAGAACAATAATCATGTCTTTATCTTCTACAGTTTTTCCCGCTTGCACATCTACATTAGCAGTTTCGTCATTGTACAAAACCTTTTCACGATCGAATTGTTTGCCATCTGGAGTAGTGAAGTCGTAATCTCCACCAGCGTATCCAGATAAGCCATCGTAACTAAGCGTTTGATCAGTTGTATTTTTGAAATCAGTTTCAACTGTTACCATAACCACAGCATCACCATCTTTAACAGTATCATTATCACTATTAAACACTGGTTTGGTATCGTCACTGCCAGATACAATTTGGTTTAGTGAGGACTTGCTTATTTTATCAATAGAGGATAGCCAGTATTGCGTGTTAAACAGCTTTAGCCCCTTAATATTTTGATCAGGAATATTAATTAAACCTGATAAGTAAGTTATTTCAAGACCGTTCTTAACTGAAATCTGGTAATCTCCCCTTGTAGGATTGGTATTTGAGTTAGAAATATGTTTTTTGTGATAAGTATCAGAGTTCCTTGAATATGATTTTATTAAAGAACTAGCATATTTTTTGTAGTTGGATTTTGTTAATGAATCAGCGGTGCCATCTTGCAGATTGGAAATATCGCTATTGGTAATTTTTACGTTTGAACTACTCGAAGATCTGGCAGTGTTTGATGATCCTTTGTTCGATGCACTAGAATTCCCACATCCTGCAAGTAACAATCCCCCTAATAAAACAGAACTGGCCATAATAATTTTTCTCATTTATAATTCCTCCAAATTAATTTATATTAATCTCCGTCGAATGGTACCCCGTATTGATAGGACAGTTCTCTGTATGAATAGGGAATATGGCCATTCTCCTCAATAAACAACATTCCCATCAATCCAACTGAAAATTCATCAGCTTCACGTTCAAACTTAGAATGTCCATGTTTAACGGAAGTGTAATACCCAATCAGCCCCTCATGGAATATAACGTGTCCTAGTTCGTGACCGAGTATGAAATACTGTGTAGGCGTGTGTTTAATAGAATTATTGAGTAGTATGATAGGCTCTTGGTTGTCATAAGCATTTTTACCAAGGGGCATTGCTCCAAAGTCACACCATTCCACTTGAATGTTAAGCTTTTCCGCAATTAAAAACGGGTCCGCTGTGTGATAACGATTGACAATAGTTTTAACGATATCTTTTACTCTATCCATAGGTACAACTCCTAATCATGCTTGTGGCGTTTCCAGAATATTGTTGCCATGGCCACACGCACTTGTTGTTTTTCTTCTTCAGTAAGATCTTCACCCCCATAGGTCATTGAACCCTCATTTGCATCTAAAAAATCTTGTAAGTCTTTAGTGTCTTTCTCGTTGGCCCATTTTGGAGTACCGTTCTTTCCAAGCAAGTAGTCGGTTGTTACTCCAAAGTAATCTGATAGCTTTATTAAGTCATCGTTGCTAACAGATCTTCTATCGCTTTCCCAACTTGCGATGGTGCTTTGGCTAACATTCATTGCGTCAGCCAGCATGGGCTGGGTTAAAGATTTTTGTTTTCTTAGGTTTGCTATTCTTTTGCCAATAGTCATGTATGATAACCTCCACAATTAGTATTTTAGCTTGTACAGATAGTAAAGGACAGACCTTTTATTTTATTTGTACAAAAAGACTTGACTTGTACAGATAGACATAGTACTATTAGTACATGAAAGGAGCGATGATATTGAAACTTAAATATTATAGAGAAGCAATGAATTTAACCCAAGAAGAGTTAGCAAGACATGCAAAAGTTTCTGTAGCAATGGTCCAATCAATGGAAAATGGCAGACGAAAGGGTTCTACTGATACTATTCTAAAATTGTCGGACGCGTTAAACGTAACTGTTGATGATCTTTTGCGTGGAAACAATATGACTATTAGTCATAAAAAGGAGGCGGCAAAATGAGTGAGAAAGAAGAAACACCAGTTGTAATTATTCATCCAGCAAGCGATCCGGATTTTGATGGAACCATGTTAAATAGCAAATTTTGGGATCGAATTGTGGTTACTACGACAGAAGGCAAAAAAGTAGCAGAGATCAACACTGACGATGCAACCCCTGCTACCGGATATTTAGTTAAAGCATACCCACATAAGGATTAACCCTTAGGGGGATGTGGATCATGACCATGACTATCTTTACGAGAGATTTTACCATCACGGTTATGAATAACTAATTCAGAATGTTGGTTGTTAGAAATACGACGGGCCACTTTTTCCGCTTCACTTTTATTGTTGAAGTTGGCAGTAGCTCGTGAATTGCCAGCACCTTTAACATTCCAACCGCCCTTTCCATCAGGGACGACATGTTGATCAGCCATATTATTCACCTCCTTGCAATCATTATATCGCAGGAGGTGGGGAAAGGAGGTGAGCAGATGAAACGACAAATGGAGTTAAGAATCCATTTAGAGTCAGTAGACAAAATTAAAGAGTTACTACCACAAATAGCAACTCTTCAAACTAAATATGATGTTCACTTAATTATTGATGTTTGTGAAACTCGAACAGCTATCTAAAACATATTTTTCTTTAGATAATCCCAGTTATATTCATTTGTAGCACCATCCAGTGGTGGCATTGAAACTGGTGTAATTAAAAACTGAGTGAGCGAATGGCTTAAAAGACTTTTTAGAACATCTTCTTTAGAAGATGTATAGGAACTAACGATAATAGCTCCCTCAAAAATCTTTATAAATCTATCACTTGGATGAAGAATTACAGAATTTTTAACAGATTCCCACTTATTTACAGTTGGATCAAATGAAATTAAATAATTTTTTCTGCCTGACATTTTAATCACCTCCTCATGCTCAATTATCGCATAAGGAGCGAACAAAACTATTAACTTTTCAAAGAACGGAGGCAACAACATGCAAGCAATTAAAAATCGCAAACGTGAACTTGTCGATTCAATCATCGAACTGCTCCCGGCAGTGTCGCCGAGTCTGATTAATGCTAAGACATTTTGGATGTCGGAAGACGAGCTTCAAGAGCTGATAGCTATGATTCACGACGGGGACCGAAATGAGTTCTATGAAATGATTAATTCTTAATTATATTATCCGGCGTTTTTGATTCAGGTTAAACCCATAAAACTGAAAGGTGGTGATGGAATGTCAACACAGTCTAGCTCAGTATTTGCAGGTAGCACGTTGACTGATGTAATGAATCATAACAGCGTAGCGCCTATTGAACTGAGCGGCAAGGTAGGCTACTCGGTAACGTTAATTTACAAACAAAGGCATGATCAGGCCCGCATTCGAATAGAATCGGTACCAGCATTTCTAGCAGCGTTACCTAATCAAAATCAATTCTTTGCAATTGAGCTGGCACATCGATTTGTCGGTGTTACGACACCGGTGATTGATGGCGACCGAATTATGAAGGAACCATTAGCAATGGCTGTTAAAACGATGCCAGAATTAAGCCAAGCACTAGCGGCTATTCAGGATTCACTTGATGAACTAACGATACCTAAGGAGGACTTAAAGCCAAATGACTTTGATGATCCTAAGAAGCTAGTCGCTGAGTGTTTTGATGCAGTGCTTTACTTGCTAAACCTAATCGCATATGTATGTCGTGGTTTTGATTTATCGATGCAGGACCAGCTTAAACAGCGAATGAAGAAATGGTTCAAAGATGGAGTCGTTAAACATAGGAAGGAGTGATAGAGATGATGATCTCAATGCAAAATGATGACGCTGAGTTTATTAATGCTGTAGCTGTTGCGGTAGCCGATAGAATCATGCCACAACTGGAAGTACTGGTGAAGAAGTATTACACACCGGATCAGGGATTAAACCAACAGCAAGCTGCTAGTATGCTTGGATGCAGTGTGGATACATTAAAAGATTTTTATTACTATCAGCCTGGATTCCCACATTTCAAGAAGGGGACAAAAGATTCATTTTCACAAAAAGCTTTAGAAAATTGGATGTCTGGCAACCAAATACGAGCGTAAGGAGGAAATAGCAATGATTGAAGGAGCAATAGTAGGCTGCGTGCTAACTGCATTATGGTTCAAGCGTCATGAAGTTGCTAGTTGGTTTGGAATTTAAGGAGATGAAGATACATGACAAGAATACTAGAACAATTGGTACGTGTACTCTGGGAAATTAAAAAAGACCTCCACGTTATTGCAAGTAACATGGAAGCCAATGACAAAAGTGGCGATACTGAACAAATGACGCTAGAAGAGTATGAAAAAAAGACTAGGAAAAGATATGGTCATTAACATAATTCCATTCTTTCTCTGTTAGCCAACCAGCATAATCATCCTTAAAAATCTTAGTTATAAAGAATCTGTCGTTACCGTCGACATTATCTTTTAATTTATCCATCATTTCCGATGCAGAAAGATCACTTCTGAGGAGATATGTTGAATCCCAAAAATGGCACCATGTTCCGTTTGAAATTTTATTTTCGATAGTTTCTTTAATTTCTTTATATCTTTGGCCAGGATTATCAAGGTCGTAAGTCAACATATATGGTTCACTCATGAATATTCACCTCGTTTAATTGGAATGACTAAAGTATACAACTAAAATCTGAAAGGAGATGAAGACGATGAAATTCACGTTCAGAATTGGAAATGTGCTTTACAAGCAAATCACAATTGAAGAATTGAATAATGTTTTTGGCACATTTAAGGAGGTCGAACGAATTGGAAGTACGCAAAATATCGCTAAAGCCTAAATTTGAGTACGAAAAAAGCTGCTCGAGTATTGGTAGTACCCGTGCAGCTAAGACGCTTAACAATTTCATTTTCGAATTCTATTGTACTCCGAAACAGTCACTAAGACAACGTTTAGCACGGAGGTGGGCCAAATGAACGGCTACGATAGCTGGCTGGTTGACCAAGAAGAAGCTGCGGAAGGCTGGCGTGATGATGAACCTACTGAGGAAGAGCTGATTGAAAGTGGCGTCATTGCTGATGAGGAGGACGATGAGAATGATTAAAGAAGAAACTGCGGGCATGACGCTCGATGAAATGGAAGCCAAGCTTGAGCAGGCTACCCGAGATAAGAAGGCTTTTAAAAAGGCCATGCTAAAACCGCAAATTGAAGTTGATAAGTATCGAAAGGCCATCAAGACGGTCGATGAGCAAATTGACCAACTACAAGAATTACAGCGAATGGCAATGGGTGATCAAGAACAAGTTGATACTGAGTTCTTTCGCTTCAAAATGGGCACCGTTAATCCTAATACGTCTCGTAACTGGAACCTTGAACGAGATAAGGACGCGACACCCAAAGAGCTTACAGCAGTCTTTGAACGCTTTGACGATACCTTGATTAAGACGTCCCGGAGTGTAAACGAAACGGAAATCAAGAATCGATTAGCAAGTGGAGAGCTCTATGCAACCCCTGATGGCAAAATCATGGACTCAAATCTAAAGGCGCTGCCAGGATATTCTGGGTCACTCAAAAAGCCCAAAATTTCTGTGAAAGCTAAGGAGGATTAATTATGAGTGAAGCAATCGCGAAAGCAGAAGATCAAACGAACAGTCTATCCCTAATCATGGGTACTGATCAAAACAAGATGGCTAGCGAACTACAGGCTATCTCTAATTTTCAAACGATGGTTCAACATCAACTAAAAGATGGTCAAGATTTTGGGGTCGTCCCTGGTACACAGAAACCCACATTATTGAAGCCTGGAGCCGAGAAGATTCAAATGCTGATGGGCGTTAATAGCGAGTATAACGTCATTGATAAGGTTGAGGACTACGATTCGGGTTATTTCGACTACACCGTCAAGTGCGTGCTGTACAAGAGTGGTATGCAGTTAACTGAGGGATTGGGGTCGGCAAACACAAAAGAGAGTAAGTACGTTTCTCGTGATGGTTTTTCAATGAAAAACACGGTACTGAAGATGGCGAAAAAGCGGGCCCAGGTTGATGCCACACTGACCATCGCTAGTTTATCAAATGTCTTCACACAGGATGTCGAAGATATGCAGAACTTTAACCAACGTGAGAATAACGAAACCATGACTCATGATGAAGCCTTTAATTTAAAACTTAACTTTGGCAAAAATAAAGGCAAGAGCATGGGAGATGTCATGAATGAGAATCGTGGCTATATTGAATGGCTAGCTGAGAATGCACAGAAACCTGAATTTAAGACTGCTGCTAAATTATTACTAGCTGGCAAGCAACAGCCTGTAGCAGACGATAAGGCGAATGAAGATTTTGATCCTACCACCATCATTGCTAGTTCAAAACAGACGAGTGAGATTGCTAACCTTGCTGGTGAACTGGCCACCCAAACCAAGAATGGCACACCATTATCAGTGACTAATGAGGTTATTCAACAAATTGTCTCTGATTGGAAAGGGACTGACGATGATTGGAAGAATCTGACAGTAGCACAAGCAGAGGATGCTAAGAGCCAGCTACAAGGATTGCTAGCGGCATTTGATAAGAAATAAACATTCGAATTGGCTTGAATGCAGCAGTGACTGAATCCACCGAATGGGTGTGAGGCCCATGTTAGTGAAGGAGGTGTAGATTTGGATTATTTCAAGCAAAGACGAGCTTACAGAAATCTGAAACGGAACCAAATAGATATCTCAACTGGTCAAAATAACCTGTATCGCGAGTTATTAGACTACGCGAACGATGAGTATCAGCTAGATAAACTGTTTACCCTAAAGAATTCTGCGTTGCTCGATCTTACTGGACTATCCGAGGCCGGGCTAAAGAAGGCTAGGAACGAACTAGTACAACTTGGATTAATCAAATACGTCCCCGGCAAAAGGAATAAGCAAAAGCCTCAGTACCAAATTATCAGGCTTTACAGTACCAGTTGGGCTACTAGAAACGGTGATAGTAGCTCAACTAGTAACCCAAGTAGTAGCCCAACTGGTAACCCAGACAGTAGCCCAACTGGTAGCTCCAAAGAACTTACTAATACTACACCTGAACTGACTACTACCGAAAAAGATAATAAGGACCCACGTGACCATATTCGTGAAGAGTTCCAGAACGAAGTGTGGGCTGTTTACCCACGCCAAGAAAAGTTTGGTGACGCATGGAATGCTTATTATCGGGCTACCGTTACTGGCGCCAACCCCGCTGGTAAAGCCACTAAGAGCCAAATCATTCAGGGTATCGGCAATTATAAGCGATACTTGGAAGTTAAGGGGATACAGGGACAGTACGTTCAGCAGCTAGCGAACTGGTTGGATAACGGTGGTTGGTTAAGCAATTACGACATGACACCACCTAAGCCAAAGGGTAAGTCTGGGGCCGGACGTAAAGAGATCATTCCAAAGTGGGCGCAAAACGGCGCTTCTCAGGCGGATTCTAAGCCAAACTCAAGCGATAACGAGCAGGACGATATGAGTGATGAGGCGTTCCTAGCGTTCATGAACAGTCAGGAGGAAGCTAAATGAATTGGGGCAATCAATTAGTCAATTTAGCCGCTAACCATGCCTATGAACCGGCCGCGTTGCACTGGACTAAGCAGCGCATGAAGCGGCATTTAAAGGCCGGTGGTAGTGCACAAGATGAGGTGTGCGCTCATGAGTACAAGTTATTTGCACTCGCGGTTTTAATTATTGAATATCAGCGGGATGGGTTAAATTTTGATTTGACCCAATGTTGGGGTAAGCCAGCCGAGTATTTTATTGATCTAGAGCAAGCTAGACAAGGATTGCAAACGGAGGTAAGCGCATGACTGAAACACAGGTGCTAGTAATTAACGCTGACAGACCGGACATTGATCAACCGTTAGCAATGGGGCCGGAACCGGAAATGTTTAAGCTCACGCAACATAACTACAAATCTGGTGAATGGCCGTTTCCAGTTAGACTTGTGAAGCCTGGAACTAAGCCATGGGATGATGCGATCTACCTAGCCAGTATGAAACAAGATCCGAAGCAGGGAGAACGTGAAGATATCAAAGCCATTCGGCAAGCACATAAGCATGGCAAACATTCTCTCAGGCAGATAGCCGAAAGCACGGCAATTGAATTCAAGCGGGTAAAGGATTTGGTCCACAAATGCAGCCTGCCACTGAATAACGGTTACTGGCGTGCTGAGAAGTATAACAATCCTGACGAAGTGATCGCCTATCAAACCCTGTCACGGTTATGCAAGAAGATTGACGCCCCAGAGTTTTCGATTAGACAGGCTAGTATGTCTAACGGGGTCGTTAATGGCTATTACATTAGTTGGGTACCGGGGCTGAAAAATAAACATGATTAAGCATACTTTCATGCTGACACCAGTTCAGCAGCAACGACCGCGAGCCACGCGTTATGGTCGATCGATTCGGCTGTATGATCCTAAAGCAGTCAAGCAATTCAAACAGGCTGTCGCTGAGGAAGCTATGCTCACGTATCGACATCAGCCGTTGTCAGGCAGTTTGGCAGTTACCTTGGTATTTTATCGACCGGTACAGCAAAGCTTGTCTAAGGTCGAAAAACAGCGCCGGATTGACGGCAAACACTTACCAGTCGTTAAGCCAGACTTAGACAATTATATCAAGTCGTTTCTTGACGCATTACACGGCATTTACTGGCAAGATGACGCACTGATAACAGATATTGTTGCTAGTAAACGTTATGGCCGGCAGCCGAGAATTGAGATTGAGGTTAAGGAGATTGAACAAGGATGACAAGCTTATCAATGGTATTGGGTAAAGAAGCGGTAGTGGCCTATATGGTCGTCCTGACTTTTCAAGGTGAGGTCATAGAAAACTACCCCAAAATATACGCACAATATAGTGCCGCTTTTAAGCGTTGTGACCACTTAAATCATGTACTTAAGAGTGATGATTATCGTTGGAAGCTTATGTGCGCCAAGGGCTGGTATGACGTTGGCCCGAATGATAAGGGGGATTAGATATGGATAAAGAAATACCGGCATGGGCCATACAAGCGGCCTGTGAGGCTATGGGCTACGCAGATGAGTCGGAAGTAGCGTGGGAAGACTACCCGCTGGTTATGGCGATGGCAGAATCGATGGAGGGCGAAGAATAATGACAATATTAAATGGATTTAAGCCGGTTGACCTGAGTTCTACTAATGGTATGGGTTCAACACCGACAATTAAGGTAACAGATAGCAGTGTAACGTTTAATAGGGGCTTTTGCAGAGAACTTAAATTTGCACAATTCATAGAATTATACGTTGATATTAAGAACCATAAAGTCGCTTTTATGGGAACAAATACTGAAACTAAGGTATCTAGACATTTTTGTCAACCGAAGAAATCTAAAAAAGTAGCCGGCGTGTATTGGACGGGTAAGAGCATTCGGCATGTCATGGACGTATCTTTAAATCGTAAATCAGGACAGACTTTAAAGCTAGTTGGTAGTAAGGAGAACGGAGCAATTGTTTTTAACTATGGAAATATTGATCAAGGAACCAACTAACGAGGAACGCAAGCGGGCGTTTGAAGCGTTTGGGGAGGATTGAAAATGCAATACGAGCAAGTAGCAATTACAGAGCCTAAAGTTTTAGAAAGCACTTTAGGTATTAAGAATAATCATGACGGAACATACACGGTTACGGCAATCAAAAAGTTTACCAGAAAAAATAACCAAGTAGTAAGCATGTCGTTTACGAAAAACGGATTAGCAGCACTAACCGGCTATTTGAGAATGCTAACTGATAATGGAGATGGCGACGATGATTAAGCTGAACGTATGGTCTTCGTGTTGGGACGTTAATGCAGAATGGCACGATATTGTTGAAGTGCCGGATAATGCGACTGAAAAAGAAATCGAAGCGGCTGCCAGAGAAACCGCACACCAGCACTTTGAGTGGGGCTATGACATTGCTAAAACTGGAGGAAAACGATGATTAAATTTAGAGCGTGGCATATGCCATTTGGAAAATATGGTGCTATGCAAGAAATGATTTACAGCAGAGCAAGTCATATTTTAGCACTTGCTGAAACGGAGCCAGAAAAATATATCCCTGAGCAATTTACCGGCCTGAAAGACGCAAACGGTGATGATATTTACGTTGGTGATGTAGTAGAAGTATGGTCAGATGCTAGTGAACTAACGATGGTTCCGACCGTTAATGAAGTTGTTTCAGAAGACCTGTTTGGACGACCCGGTATGTTTCTAAAGCCAATAGGCCAACATTTAATTGAACCATGCCTACACGACTCTTTTATTGATCAATTTAAGGTTATTGGCAACGTGCACGAGAAACCGGAGCTATTGGAGGAAAAGAAATGAATGTAGTTCAAGTTGATGAATTAAAGATTGCTGTCAAAGCACATAATATTAGCTTGTTTTCAAAACGGTCAGAATTTGATATTACTCCAAAACTCATTCGTATTTTTGAAGATGCAGGGAAGCAAGCGTGGAAAACGCTGAATTATCATGATGTGACCGGACTCGGAAATGATTACTATGAATATTATGATAAGAAGCTTGATAATAGTGGTTACCTTGAAATTAAGGATGATCATTTAGTAATCGAGCGACCTTATGGATCAGATGAGAAGCTTTATCAATTCAATAAGGCCAGATTTGAAACTTTTATGTACGACTTGCATTTATGGGAGGAAGAAAAATGACTGACAACGAATACGCCAAAGCAATCCAAACGAAAGCCACAGTTGCCAACCTGGAAATGAACGCGGCGCTAACAACTGAGCAACAGGCACAAATTGGCCAGGACTTTATTGCTGACATTATGGAGTTGAGTGATCGCGAGAGCAAACAAAAAGCCGCCTACTAAGGCGACCAGTCACAGGACCACTCGGATGACCGTTGTAAGTATAACATATAAAAAGCGCTGCCATTGCTGACCGCGCTACGATTGATATCTAACACATTAATTATAGCATACGAAAGCGGAGGGGCGCATGATGGGCGAACAGCAAGTTATTTCAGATGAAATTTTTCCACCAATTGACCAGGAGAAAACAATTAAACAGGTGCGGCGGTTCCTGGATAAAAAGTTACCGCAAGCAGTTCGGGCGTCCGGCCATTCGGTCGCTGATCTTAAATCGCCTAGCATGGATGGCATGCCTAAGTCGGCCCCAGCTGGTAACTCGGCCGAGGATCGGATTACACGCCGCCTGTACGCAGAGCAAATTGTCCGACAGACTATTCAGGCCATGGCTCGTTGTGATCATGAGTGCCAGGAGATATTAGATCGGCTATATCTGCAAGGATACAGTGACACGATGTGCTACATGGATATTGGCTACAGCAAGACTCAGTATTTTGATCGCTGGAAGCCATTGGCAATGCTGCAGTTTGCACAGAGCTATTACCTAGAAGACCTGAATATTTATCAAAACCGGACTCAGACCGGACTTTAACCGAACTTTTTCCGAACTCAAGCCGGACTTCATAGCAATAAATTGGTGGTAAATTAGTATTATCGATAATTGGTTAGGGCGACAAATAAACGTTTTTCTGATAGCTCTAATTGATTATTATTGTGGCCTTAGCTCAGTTGGTAGAGCACCTGACTGTTAATCAGGTTGTCGCTGGTTCGAGTCCAGCAGGCTACGTTGCCGGTGGATTTATAAGGGGTGATGCGCTCCTCTCTGCCGCCGGCATTAGTCTTCGTATTTAACGTCGGCCGTTAAATGTGAGTATCGCTGTGGGCTAATTGGCAAGCCACAATGGGATGTAGGTTCGAGGCCTACCGGCGATATAGTTATGCAGCATGGTCACTCATGAGGGCTAAAACTGTATAACGCGTGCTTGTGGCGGAATAGGTAAACCATGGCTAAGGCGTTTGGGAAGCGCACCGAAATTTATCTTAGCGATAAATGTGTGTCCAAATTAGCTGAAAGATTGTATGCGGTCTTGAAAACCTCCATACGTTGTAGGGTGCAAATCCCTACCAAGCACATTAAGCAAGTAAGTATGCAAGCGACAGTGCGTGAAATCATTTGAATCAACAATAACTCAGCTTACTTGCTTGCTGTTCAGTGCGGAAAACTGGACGGCACCTACATAAGACGCGCAATTAAACTGGCCACCAGATTGCATGCAGGAACATGCGCGCTGTGGTAATATAATCAAACATGGTTGCAAAAACTATAATCGTTTTTCTGATAATAACCGTGTACAGGAGCCTGACATTTAGTTGGGATCTTTTTAGTAAAGTAAATAGTGTGTATTGCAACTCAAATGATGTTGGATATAGTATGATATAAAATTGTATTGTTGAATAACAGGATCGCCATCTTATGAGGCGACAATACATAGGCCTGGCTGACGTCAGGCTTTTTTAAGTACATACGATTAGGAGGAACCACAATGAATATGGAAGGCAACGAGGCTATTGAGAATGATTGGAAAAAAGTTAATCTAGAACTATTTGGGGTACAATATCCATTCTGTTCAAACAACGAGGCAACTCATGGTAAAGATGATTAACACAAAATATGGCTACGTCACGCCACAAGAAGCAGAGATGGATGCCCACTTAGATAAATGGATGAAGCGTCGTGCTAAACAGCATGGCGCTTTTAGTTTGGAAAATAAAACTAAGCCGGTATATCAAGCTTTACAAGGCGATGGATTTAACTTGGAAAAGAAAGGAAATTGAGCAAATGGTACATCATTATATAACGAAATACGACGAGAATAATCATTCTTACGTTGAATCATGGATTCAAATTAATTTATTTAAACGTTGCTATTGTTTGTCAAAACGAATTAAGCAATTGAGCTAGACTAATTAATTCCAATTAATGGAGGTGTGGTGGTATGTAATGAAATCCGACAAAATCCGACAATTGACGACTTTTTATTCGTTACCTAAAAAGCAGCAAAAGGCCATTATGTTGCTGTTTTCAGGCGAAATGAATCAAGGAGAAGTTGCCAACAATGTCGGCATATCAAGAACAACCATTTCAGCATGGAAACAGAAAGAAATATTTAGACAAGCACAGGATGAATATAATCGTTTTATGCTGCGTGACCTAACCAGCGAGGCCATTATGACAATGCGTGAGCTGTTAGATGCACGTAGCGAGATGGTACGCTTTAGTGCTGCCAAGGATATTCTAGACCGGTCAATGAATGATGCTCAGATTCGTAAAGCTGAGGCTGAAGCAGATATTGCTGAGTCTAAGGCTAAAGAGGTCCGGAGTGGTGAAAGTAATGAGGGACAGACACTGATAGTTGATGATGTGGGAGGCATAGAAGATGAAGACGCTGGTAGTTGATGATACGAATATCAAGAAGGTTATCAGGATATCAGACTTGATTAACCCTCACTTTAAGCGAATGTGGACGACTGGCAAGCCTTACATCGTTGCAAACGGTGGCCGTGGTTCGTTCAAGTCGTCCGTTATCAGCTTAAAGTTAGTAACAATGGTCAAGAAGGCTATCATGCAGCATCACAAGGCGAACGTCATTGCTGTGCTGGCAAACAAGTCAGACTTACATGACACGGTTTACAACCAGATCCAATGGGCACTCAGCATGCTTGACATGGATGACGAGTTTATCGCTTATAAATCACCACTCACGATACAGCATAAGCGAACTGGCAGCACGTTCTACTTTTATGGCGCCGATAATCCGTACAAGCTCAAGTCAAACATTGTGGGCAATGTGATAGCTGTCTGGTACGAAGAAGCCGCTAACATGAAGTCTGGCGATGTGTTTGACCAAGCGAACCCGACGTTTATTCGGCAGAAGCCGGATTGGCTGGATCAAGTTAAAGTGTTCTACTCATATAATCCGCCTAAAAATCCGTATGACTGGATTAACGAGTGGATAGATAAAGTGTCAAAGGATGACAATTATCTGATTGACACGAGTGACTATCGCTGCGACGTCCGTGGCTTTACCAGTAAGCAAACGCTTGACTTGATAGAGCAGTATAAGAAGAACGATTACGACTACTATCGCTGGCTTTACTTGGGCGAAGTTATTGGGTTAGGTACGAACATCTATAATCCGAGCCTGTTTAAGTCCTTAGAGGTGTTCCCAGACGACGACTACATTAAGTCGCTATACTTCAGCCAAGATAGTGGCCAGCAGGTGTCAGCCACGACTGAGCTATGTATTGCATTGACGGCTAAGAAGCGCGTTATCTTACTAGATACGTATTACTATTCACCAGCTCATCAGTCGGTTAAGAAGCCGCCTAGCGAGCTAGCAGACGAGCTGTACGCATTTGAGGATAGTCGTGAGAAGCAATGGCATAAGAAAGCTTGGAAGCGGTCAGCCGATGAAGCAACGTCCGACTATGCGATTGACCATGAGTACTTCAAAAAGTATGGTCGACACTGGCATCACGTAAACAAGATTGAAAAGACAGCGATGATTGATCACGTTCAGGACCTTTTGGCCACTGGGCGTTTTTATTATCTCGATAACGAAGCCAACAAGATATTTGTTAGTGAACATCGCAAGTATCAATGGGACGGTGACACGCTGGAAAGCGACAAGCCAAAGGTTATCAAGGTAGATGACCATACATGCGACGCGTTTCAGTACTTCGTGCTTGACAATCTACGCGACCTTGATTTGAGATGGTAGGTGAAGCAATTGGGACTAATTCAACGAATTAAAGATTTATTCTGGAAGGGGGCGGCAGCCACGGGAGTAACAGGAAGCTTAAGTAAAATTACAGATGATCCTCGTATCAGTATTGACCCGGATGAGTATGTTCGTATTCAAAACGACTTGGAATATTACAGCGATAAATTACAAAATGTCTACTATCAGGCATCGGATGGCATTGAAAGAAAGCGTCCTAAGAACACAATAAACATGGCAAAAACTGCCGCTCGTCGAATTGCCTCATTAATTTTTAATGAGAAAGCTGAAATTCACGTCAAGGATAACAATGAAGCGGACAAATTCTTAAACGATGTATTGGAAGATAACGACTTCAAGAATAAGTTTGAGGAAGCACTTGAAAAAGGAGTTGCCCTAGGCGGCTTTGCGATGCGACCTTATATTGACGGCAACCATATCAAGATTGCATGGGTGCGGGCTGATCAATTCTACCCGCTACAATCTAATACAAATGATATTAGCGAAGCGGCTATTGCTAGTCGAACACAGCGTACTGAAAGCAATCAGACTAAATACTACACGTTGCTTGAATTCCATCAATGGCAAGCCGACGGTAGCTATCAGATCACCAACGAGCTGTACAAGTCAGATAGTCCCGACGTAGTGGGCAATCAAGTACCACTATCCACATTGCCGGTATACAAAGAGCTGGCACCACAAGTCACCATTAGTGGTTTACAACGGCCACTGTTCGCTTACTTTAAAACGCCGGGAGCCAACAACATCAACATCGAAAGCCCATTGGGACTTGGTGTCGTGGATAATGCTAAGCACGTCTTGGACGATATTAATGATACTCACGATCAGTTTATTTGGGAAATAAGATTGGGTCAGAAGCACATTGCGGTCCAACCGGGTATGCTGCGGTTTGATGATGAGCACAAACCAACGTTTGATACTGAACAAAATGTCTACGTTGGTGTACTGTCAGATGACAATAATGGTCTTGGTGTTAAGGACATGACAACGCCTATCAGAACTGTTCAGTATAAGGATGCTATCGACCACTTCATCAAGGAGTTTGAAGTTCAAATTGGTCTGTCTACTGGAACATTTTCATATTCCGATGATGGCGTTAAAACAGCGACCGAGGTTGTCAGCAATAATTCAATGACTTATCAGACCCGCTCAAGCTATTTGACAATGGTCGAAAAATCTATTGATGAGCTGTGCCAGTCAATTTTTGAGTTAGCCAACGCTAGTGATCTATTTGATGACGGCAAGCCATTATTCACGCTTGACTCAGCCAGCCAGCCGCTCGATATTGAATGCCATTTTGACGACGGCGTGTTCGTTAATAAGGACAAACAACTCGAAGAAGATGCTAAGGTATTGGCTATTGGGGCACTATCTAAACAGACATTCCTACAACGTAACTATGGCATGACTGACGAACAAGCCGCTGAGGAGTTAGCTAAGATTCAATCTGAAGCACCAACCGACACGTTTGAGGGAAGTCGCTCAGCTATTCTTGGTGGTGGTGATGGTGAATGATTACCCAGGAATCTATGATGCACGATGCGGGAGCATCTGTTGACATCTATTCCAAGCTTGAACAAGACATCTACGCACGTATTATCCAAACGCTCAAGACAACTAACTTCGATATGGTTGATAGTAAGAACGTTTTACGTTGGCAAGTTGAACAGCTGGCTAAGATGGGCGTGCTAAACAAGCAAGTCATTGCTTTAGTGGCCAAATATACTGGCGAATCGCAACAAGCAATTACAAAGCTCGTATATGATAACGGGCTTCAAATTGTCAACGAAATTGATGCTACGTTGAGCCGTCAATTGCATAAGAAAATCGTGGTTGATGATGAAATTCGCGACACGATTAACTCTTTACAAAATCAAACATGGAAAGACCTAGATAACACGGTTAACCAGTCGTTATTGTCCACTAATTACAATGAGAATGGTGCTATGCGAGCTTATCAAGGCATCATCAAGCAAACCACTATGGAAACAGTTGTCGGCCTTAAAACGCACGATAGGGCTTTACGAGATAACGTCTACAAATGGGTGGACGCTGGCATTAAGTCCAATTTAGTCGATAAAGGTGGTCATAATTGGTCACTGGAGGGCTATGCTCGTACGGTAATCAACACGACTGCTCATCGAACATTCAATAACTTGCGTTTGAAACGTATGCAAGACTTTGGTACCACCTTAGCAGTGATGAGTTCACACCCGGCCGCACGTGAAGCTTGTGCACCGATTCAAGGCCAAGTGGTCAACCTAACAGAGCCCGGCAGCGATACGTTCAATCCTAAGTACGATAGCATCTACAACCATGGCTATGGTACACCAGCAGGGACGCAGGGCATTAACTGCTCACACACGCTATACCCGTTTATTGAGGGTGTGAACACAAATAACCAGCCACAATATGACCCTGAGGAAGCCAAAGCCAATGGGGACATTCAAGCCAAACAACGTGGCTATGAGCGGGCTATCCGGCAGACCAAGAAGAAGCTGGCAGCGGCCGAAGAGCTGGGTGACAAGGAAGGCGTAGCACGCTATAAGTCATTGTTAGGCAGTCAGCGGGCCAATATTCGCAGTCTGGTTAAGAAACACGATTTCTTACATCGCGATTATTCGCGTGAACAAGTATACCAGCAGCCCCAAATTAAACATAGTAGAAGGTGAGCACTATTGAAAAGCAAATGTATTTCTAAAATTAGAGTTAATTCAATCAATTGGAGTGGTAGTTCGAAGTGCGGATTAAAAGCCGGTCAGCCAGATTTAGTTGTAAATGGAGTTAAACTTGGCCGTGGAATTCGCAAAATTAAATTTGAAGATTCAAGCAGCGACACATTAATGCGTCCTGAATTTGGATTGGAGATGGTTATTGTATATGCTGATTATTTAGTCCCTCAAGAGACTTTACAAATGATTAATAACAATAAAATTATTTAATTGCACGACCTGAGTACGTCGCTAAACTGCTCATTACTTATGCAATCAATTCGCGCGGCCGTTACCGCGTAATAAATAACGTTAGGAGCGATTGGATTATGGAACGTAAGGATTTAGAAACATTAGGGTTAGACGATAAACAAACGACCGAGGTGATGAAGCTTTATAACGCTGGCATTGAGCCAATTAAGCAACAAGTAGCTGACACTAAATCGGAACTTGATTCAGTTAAGCAGCAAGTTGTTGATCGTGATGGTCAAATCAAGTCGCTTGGTGAACAAGCCGGTAATTCTGAAAAGCTCAACAAGCAGATTGCCACGTTACAAGAAACCATCAAGACGAAGGATAGTGAAGCTGCTGCTAGTTTAACGAAGGTTAAGACTGACAACGCTGTGCAAATGGCATTACGTGACGCTAAAGCTCGCGATGCTAAGGCTATCATGCCGTTTATCGACATGGATACTGTCAAGCTTGGCGATGATGGTCAACTAACGGGTATCGGTGAACAGATTGAGAAGTTGCAGGAGTCACACGACTACCTGTTTGACAAAGGCGACGACAATGGCGGTAAACCAGCCGTGAAGATTACTGCTGGCGGTAACCCTAGTGGGAGTACCGGTGGTGGTGAACCGTCACTCGCACAACGCATTGCAGCACGAATGGGTGCTGTGGAAAAATAGGAGGGAATAACTAATGACTTTAGTTTTAGATCAAAAAGATTTAGCTACGATTGACAAGAAATACGCGGCAGAATCACAACTATGGCAACCACTTCAAGGCGGTGCCAAATCAATTACGGCGGCCGACTTTGACGGTGTTCATACTGTACGTATCAACAAGATGGACGGCTTCGCAGAAGCTACGCAGTACGTTCGGAACGGCGATAACGCTCGTCACAACATCAACGTTGAAAAGGTACCAATCGAATTGAAGCAAGAAGACTGGATTGGTTACGATTTAGACAAGCTGGATATGTCCGAAAGTGGCGCGTTAACCGTCCAGAATCTTGTAGAAGAACATCAACGCTTGATCACGGTACCACACAAGGATAAATTTATTGCTCAAACCATCTTTGATAACGCTGGCACCAAGATTACTGACACAATTGACAGTAAGAACGCTTTATTGGCCTACGATGACGCGGAACAATTCATGCTTGACAATGAAGTTCCTGGTGGCTTTGCAATGTTCGTTTCCAGCGCTTACTACAAGGCATTAAAGAACGCTGACGGCGTGTCTAAGACGTTCTCTGTTAACGACATGAGTATCAACGGGATTAACCGCAAAGTCGGTCAAATTGACGGTAGTGTGCCAATTATCCCAGTCGCTAAGGGCCGGATTCAAGGATTAACAATCACTGACGCCGTTAACTTCTTCTTGCTTCCATTGAGCGCCATTGCTCCAATTACGAAGTATGATTCAGTTGACATCGTATCTGATGACACTGACCGTTCTGGCTATCGTACTACCGTCAAGGGCTTGTCATACTACGATGCTATTGTATTTGACAACGCTAAGCCAGCTATCTACGTAGCCGCTACGCCTGGAACATCAACTTCTTCATCTTCAACTGGTAAGTAATTTAGACTGGAAGTGATTAGATGGCCTATTTGACGTTTAAAGAGTATCAACAGAATGGTTTTACCATGATTACTGATGAAACAATCTTTGATCAACACGAACGGGCTGCTGAAACGCAAATTGATATTACAACTCAATTCTTCTATAACGCTGACTACGCCGCTCGTTCGTTGGTTGACGACTTGGCTGGCACCCAATGGCAAGTATTCCGTGCTAAGCAGTTCAAGCGAGCAGTCGCCTTGCAGTGTGACTACTTCGATGAAGTTGGCGCTGATACGCCTATTGGCATTGCTAATCAGGATTTATCCAGCATTGAGATTGGCCGAACCCACGTACAGGCAAATTCTAATGTGAATGCTACTAACTTCGGCAAGACTGGATTAGCTAACGGTGTCGTTGCGATTTTGGCTCAAATTGGGTTGATGTGCAGGGCGGTGAGCTACCGTTGATGATGAAACCACCGAAACGGATGTGTCAGCAGACAATCACGCTCACTCTGACTGATCCAACAAAAACGGATGAATGGGGTCAACCGTTGGCAGGTGAACCAGTCACAATCGAGCATTGTGTTGTGCAACCGCAAACGATTTACTCTGGTAGCAACAACGATCGGACAATCGTGGCTAATGCGGTTGTTTTTCTGTACGCAGGGATTAGTAGCCCACTACCAACGATTACCAAGAATGGCGTAGGTTCTAAGCTTGTATTTGAGGGCGAAGAGTACACTGTTCAAAAGATTATTGATAACCGCGAACCATTTAGCAATGCACTTCATTCTTACGAGTTGGAGGTGCTGTAATGGTTATGAAAGTAAACGTTGATCTAGATGGTTTTATGGAGCATACCAGTTTGGACAACGTCAAACGTGGGCAATATGCCTTAGTCAATCAGGCTATGTCAGATATGGAACAGTTCGTGCCGAAGAGACAGGGTCATTTGCGTGATTCTGTACACGCTACGGCCGATGGTAGTCAGATAACGTATGCAATGCCTTATGCAAAGGCACAATTCTACGGAATCATCAACGGGCACCCAGTGAATCCCAGTAATTACACAACCCCAGGTACTACAAAGCGCTGGGACTTAAAAGGCAAGTCAGTGTTCATGAGTAGTTGGATAGATGCTTTTACTAAGGGGATGAAGTGATGGACTTATTGGAACGGTTAGCAGCAAGTATCAACAAAGTTCCCAGCTTGCCAATGAAGTGCACGCTGGGCTATCTGACGGTTGCTGATTCGCTGTCACTTTATCCACTGCCGGGTAGTCGAGTGCTTGATGAAGATTATGCAGGTAATCAGCAGTGGCAGATGAATTATGAAGTTGGTATGCGTACTAAGAACCAGCAGCAAGCTAACACAACGCTATGGCTCGTATCGCAAGCGTTGGACGTGTTGACAGCTGATGAATTAGTTAGTAGTAATGGCAGTTTTGAATTTGAATCATTAACGATCAACGGGCAGCCAAGTATATCTGAGCAGGATAATCAAGGTTACTCAACCTATCAGCTTAGCTTTTCCGTTATCGTAAGCACTTTTACAGGCGCTGAATAGCGTCTCTAATTAAGGAAGGAAGTAGTTACAAAATGGCAAAATTTAAAATGAACTACAAAAACGTCTTTGAAATTGACACTACTGGTAGTCAAGACCCCAAAGACACAACGAAGGCAACCTTCGTACCTTTAGCAGCTGGTATCTCGGGTGTTACTCCAGCCGCTAACGAAACAGACGACAACACTGCCTATTATGACGGGGCAGGATTTACCGATACAGATGTAACTGGTAAGCGTATTACGTTAGCTTTCAGTGGTCATCGAGTAATCGGCGATGCTGCACAAGATTATGTTGCAAGTAAATTCTTAGCTATCAGCGAAAGCTTGAAAACATTAGCACGTTGGACTGATCCTGACGGCAATAAGATTGTATCAAACGTTACGATCACGGCTATCGTTCCAATGGGTGGTAACGCCAATGCTAAGCAGACGTTTAGCTTTACGTTATCGTTCAATGGTAAGCCAATCATGACTGACAAGACTGGTAAGACGGTTGAATTTGATGAAGATGAGACGACTAGTCCTAGTGGAACCATTACACAAGGTTCAGGAACCGGCACCCAGTCTTAGTTAACGAGGGCTTTGCCCTCATACATACAAATAATAGGAGGAATTTATTATGACAGCAATTAATCTAGCAGGCGGGCCACAGGAGTTTGCGGAGTTCAAGTTTGGTAAGCGCCATGCAAAGCTTTATTTCAATGATGAGTTGAACATGAAACTGGCGGACACTCGTTTGAGTGTTGGCAAGCACTTGCATGCGTTGGATGACCAGAAGAAGATGACGGAACTAGATGACAAGCCAGTGAAGGAACAACGCCAATTCCTAAATAAGCTTTATAAGGACCTACGGGACGAACTGAGTGCATTTTTCGATGATCAATTTGGAGAAGGCGCTGGTGATGATCTCTATCGGCTAACCAATAAGAGTACCGAACGAATGGCGGCTGCCTTCTTTATGGTCGTCAAGGAATACGATGAACTGCGTGACCAGCGGGATAGCTACATTGACACTTACTACAAGTCACGCAAAGCTACGAAGAAGAAGTGATGTGAATGCTTAGCCTAGTTGAGCCGCTCGGAACAACAATAACGATTGGCGGTGAAGAATGGACTGTCGATTTAAGCTTCGACAATGTGCTCCGCTGGTATATCTTGCTTGACGATGATGCTATCGATGACTCACACAAGGTTTATCTAGCGTTCAATGCGTTTGTAGGCGAAGGCACAGACGTCACTGCAGAACAAATGGTATCAGTCGTATCTGAGATATCCAAATATGTTCAACAAACGGTTTATGGCGATCACGATGATGAACCTAACGTTGATTTAAATGGCGACCCTGTACCGCAGGAGCGCTTTTTTAGTTATGAGAAAGACGCAGATGCAATTTTTTCGTCATTTATGGCCGATTATCATATCGACTTAATTGAGCAACAAGGTAAGCTGCGTTGGGAAAAGTTCAAGGCAATGTTGGACGGACTCAGTGAGACAACTCAGTTCCGTCGTATTGTCGCTATTCGGCAGAAGTCAACTAGCGGGCTGGAAGGCGAAGAGCTTACTAGTTTATTAGAAGCGCAAGACTACTATCGTTTGGACGACCAAGACACACAAGCAAGTTTAGATAGTCAGATGGGGCAAGTATTCGGCATGTTGGCAGAGAAGGCAAAGGAGAGATAGTCCATGGCTGATGGAACTGTAACAATTGATTTGTTAATGAATACCAAGTCATTCATGAGTGATCGTGAACGAGTCAATAATTTAATGAAGACGCTTGGAGCCGATGCTGGAGATCAGATGGACGAAGCCTTTGCTAACAATGCTAATAAGGTACAGAAGAAAGCTAGAAAAACTAAGAAGAAAATTAAGAATGAATTTGATTCCCCAGTCATTACTAAGTTGGAAGCTAATGCGAAAGAAGCTGGCGTAAAAAACTTTAGAAAAATGCTCAACCAGATTCCTAGAAATCAGTTAACACGTTTGAAAGCTAAGTCGGAACGTGGCGAGGTTATAGACTGGAAAAAAGAAATCAGTCGAATTCCTGAAAAAAAGTCTACAAAATTAAAAGTAGATAAGAAACAAGCTTCTGATGATTTAACTGCTTTGAAGAAGCAGTCGGAATCAACCGAGCATAGTTTCTCACACCTCAAAGAGATTGTTGTGGGAACATTTCTTGGTGGCGCGATTCAGGCTGGTGTTCAAGGCCTAGTGACTGGGTTAAAAGATGCTGCTAAAGCTGGTATGGAATACAACCGTGAGCAAGATACAATGAAGACCGTCTGGACAGCATTGACAACCGAAGCACCTAAAGATGGCAAGGAACTGGTCGATTATATCAATCAGTTGTCACAACATTCGATTTACGCCGCAGACACGATCAACCGTATGTCGCAAAGTTTTTATCATGTTCATTCAAATGTTGATGAGACTAAGCGCTGGACGGATTCATTTGTTGCTTTAGGCTCGACACTTCACATGAGTAACGATGCCCTAGCGGAATCCGGTGAGCAATTTGCCAAGATTGTTGCCGGTGGTAAAGCTAGTTCTGAAGATATGGCTGTCATGATTAATCGATTTCCAATGTTTGGAGAGGCTTTACAGAAGGCTACTGGCAAGTCAATGAAGCAGTTGTATGCCATGTCAGCTGCCGGAAAACTATCAGCCAAGCAATTCACAGAAGCGCTAGATTATCTGGGTAAAAAGTACAAAGATGGTACCGCGGAAGCGATGACGTCGTTCCAAGGCATGAGCATGTATATCAAGTCTCGATGGTCCGTCTTGACTGGCAACATTATGTCTAGTTCTTTCACTATGACTAAAGGTGTAGCCAAGGACCTACGTGAACTGCTGTCTGACGACATGATGAAGAAGTATGCCAAACTAATCTCTGGCGCTATTTCGACTGTCACTAGTGGTTTAGTAGCACTCATCAAGTATATTGATGGGCACAAAGATACAATTGTCGACATTATTGGCAACTTGGGTAAGATACTAGGTATTATCGGCAAAACTGTCTGGAAGACATTCAGTGATATTGTGTATGATATTGCTAGAATGTTTGGGTTAGTGGGCAAGAAAGCTCAAGAATCTAAAGATCCACTAGACAAGATTGATGATGCTTTAAAGAACTTATCTAAGAACCAAGAGTTGATTGAGAACTTGACCAAAGCATTTATTGCGATGTTTGCGCTCAAAAAAGGTATTGAGTTTATCGGCATGCTGTCAAATTTGCGCAAGGCACTTGTCGAAACAGCTGCCGTGTCTAAGATGGTTGATTTGATTGGTGGCGGCGGTAGTATTCCCAGTGGTGGCGGTAAGGCCGTTGCTAAAGAAGCTGGTGGTTCTAAAGCTTTTGGAAAACTATTTTCTAAGGGCGGCGCTACCTCAACCGCAGAACTTGAAGCAGCTAGTGGTCTTGGTGGTGGTTCAAAACTGCTATCTGGTGTGCTAGGCACAGCTAAGTCAACCGCTGGTCTTAGTGCGATTGCGTCACTTCCAGAGTTATTAGGAACAACCAGAAAGACGGCCGGTGAACACGTTGGTGGCTATGTTGGATCAACTGGTGGTTCTATTGCCGGTGCTGCGGTCGGTTCTTTATTAGGACCAGTAGGGACATTAGCAGGTGGAGCGTTAGGAGGGCTTGCTGGTAGCACGATTGGAAAATCACTTGGGAAAGATATTCAAAAAGGTTTAGACGCTAACAAGCCTAAGATACATGTTATTAAGCCAAATAACATTAAGTTAAATGTGTCGACAGATACTCGAAAAGTTGAATCAGATCTGAAATCTTATCAGAAAAAGTTGAGTAATAAAGTCGTCGTTAAGATGGCTGCCGATCCATCTAGTTATGCCAAAACTAAAATGGAAACTGATAAATTGTTCAATAGTATGCGTGCGTCAGTGGACAAGTATTATAAGAACAAAGAATCTAAGTCCAAACAGGATTTAGACAAATTAGTCAAGAATGGCTCGATGACGCAGGCAGAAGAAAACAAAATTCTTAAATCACAGCAAACTGCAGACGCCAAGGCAGCTAAGTCTAAGAAACAAACGATTAACAAAATGCAGACTGATACGAGCGATTATTATTCTAAAGTTCAGAAAATCGAGAACGGTGGTACCAAGAAGCTAGAAACAATTGCTTTGAAGTATGGTCGTAACTCAAAAAAGTATGAAAATGAGAAGAATAAGGAGCTGGCATCAGCTCACAAAGCTTATATCAGCAAGTATACGGCTGACGAATACAAACTTAATACGGCCGTCACAAAATCAGTTGAAAAAGGATCTAAAGAGCAGAAATCAATTCTCCAAAAATTGCTTAAAGATCGCGGCAAGCTTAATTTAAAAGACTTGAAAGCAACACAAGAAAATGCAAACAAAAAATACAATGCCGCCGTCAAGCCAGCTCGTAAAACTAGAGATGATGTGATTGATAGTGCTTATGATCAATACAAATCAACGAAAAAAACCGCTGATCACGAATATTATGATTTACATGCAATTTCTAAAAAGCAACATGACGATATTATTTCTAAGGCAAAAAACCAGCGTGACGAAACAAGTGGTGCAGCTAAAGACCAGTATAAAAAAGTTACCAAACATGCTTCTGATCAGCATAGATCAGTTACCAATGAAATTGAACATCAACGTAAAGAAGTTACCAAAAAGCAACAAGACCAGCAAGCTGATGCTATTGCGGCCGCTACCGGTCAGTCTAAAGCGGTTGTTCGTCATCAGATGAACCAAGCTAATAGTTCAATGAAGGCTGCCGACAAACAAGGATCTGGTTTACATGGTATCTGGAAGGGCATTACTGGTTTCTTTAACGGTTTGGTTAAAGGGTTCGGGATTAAGCCAATCAACGTTGGCGCTTATCCATCAGGTTATACTCCAGTATCTATGGGAGCTTATGCTTCCGGTGGTACTGCTACTTCATCACAAGCCCTAGTTGGTGAAGGTGGGGTAGAAGCTCGTATCAGTAAGTCGTCTGGTAGAGTTGATTTTATCGGGACAAATGGGGCTGAGGTTGTAGATATGCAACCTGGCGACCAGATTTTGAATGCGTCTGACACCGCACAACTGTTTAACGGTGGTCTCGGAAGAACTTTACCTGGTTATGCGTCAGGGACAATTGATGTTGCTGGATTTTTGAAAAAAGCTAAAAATGGCGCAGTTTCAATTTTTGATAACATTAGTGAAACAGCATCTGACGCCATATCAAAGATTACCGATCCAGTTAAAACAATGACAGATATGGCTAACAAAATCTTCAACCCTGGAAAAACTGAAGGTGTTGGCTCAATTGGTCATGATTTAGGCAAAAATTTCGTTGATCGGCCAATTAAAGCGATGGCTGACGTTATTTCCAAAATAATTAGTTCTATTTCTGACGGTGGCAATGACGGTGCTGGTTCATTAGCACCACATTTCGGTTCACCGTTTAAGGAATCATCTGGATACGGTCCTCGAGCTGGTGGTTTCCACAAAGGTATCGACTTTGCGGCGCCATTAGGTACGCCGATTCCAGCTCAATATGGCGGTACTGTCGTGCAGGCGGGCCCAGCTAGTGGGTTCGGTAACTGGGTTGTTATCAAACCGTCTGGTGCGTCTGTAGATACGATTTACGGACACATGAAACGGATGAAAGTGAAGACTGGTCAGCATGTCAAAGCCGGGCAAATCATTGCATGGGTTGGTAGTGAAGGCCAATCAAGCGGCCCTCACGTCCATTATGAGTTGCGTGCTGGTTTAGGTGGTAAAAGCTATAATCCAATGACTTATGGCGCTAGTGCGGGTAACCCGTCTGGTCATTCAGTCAATCGCTGGCGGCCATATGTTGTCCGTGCATTAAAGGCCAACGGGTTCGCTGCTACCGACAGTCAAGTGGCTGCTTGGATGAAGGTTATCAAACGCGAGTCAAATGGGGACCCATCGGTGATTAACACTTGGGACCGTAACGCTCAACTTGGACACCCTTCTAAAGGGCTTGTTCAGACGATTCAGCCAACATTTGATGCGTATAAGTTCAAGGATCACAACAACCCGCTCAACGGGTATGACGACCTGCTAGCTGGTATTCGCTATATGAAGGCTATTTATGGCTCAGGTCCAAGCGCATTTGCTCGCGTGAGCGGCCCAATGGGTTACGATTCTGGTGGTCGTGTCATGAAGAAACAGCTAGCATGGTTGGCTGAAAATAACCCAGAATACGTGGTTAACCCAGAACGCGATAGTGCTGACAGCCTGATTGTTGAAGCGGCACGAGCACGAGCTGCCAAAGCGCCTAATGGCTTAGTTGCTAAGGCTATGCGAGTAGTTGGAACTGCTAAGGCAGGTATTCAACGCACAGCGCCAAGCTTTGCATCACGGGGCGTGGCACAGGCAGAAGGCCAAGTTGCCGGCAACCAAGCAATCAGTGGCGATTTGACAATCACTGTGCCATTAGATAGCGGGGTTCTCGCGCAAGCAGTCTATCCTAGGGCCAAGCTTATGCAACAACGTGATATTACGATTCAGGCGAAGAAAGGAGGTTTGCACTAGTGAGTTCAATTGTGATTCAAAAGATGGATGGCACGGTTTATGATTTAGAAAAACTAGGTATTCGTGTGATTAGTTTTGACCCGCCCGGGCCGAACTATCAACACACGTTTACTCAGATGAGCGAGTATAGTGCGGTTCTAACTGACACGCAAATGCAGCAAACCACAATCCCACTGGTGTTCAAAGTGAATGCGGCGGACAACTATGATTATGAATTAAAGCGCATGCGTGTGCTCAAGGTGTTTGCGGGCTATGAGCCATTCTATATCATCAACCGGCGCATTGCTTATTTACGTTGGAAGGTCGTGCCAGAAAGCTACACGTACGCTAGACAGAGTAATTACTGGGGCACTCAAGCGATTACGGTCAACTTGACATGTATTGATGGTGCTGCTGAAACCGTGCTGACAAGCCTTGATAAAGGGTTCTTGAATGGGTTCGGCATGAGCGCCAGTTTAGTGTCAGTGCCCAAGTATGAGTTCACTAATCAAGTCAACTTCACGATTTGGAATGGCAGCACAATACCACTGCGGGCTGAAGAACACCCGGTATTGATTACGTTGGATTGTACAGCTAACAAGGCGGTGACAATTACTAATCAAACAACAAGCCAAAACCTAACGGTCACGATGCCGCTGACTAAGGGTAAACCGTTGCAAATTTATGGCTTGAAGATGGTCGTTGGTGGCACGTCGGTGTTTAGCAAATCAAATCACGGTTATCTGGATTTTGCGCCGGGAGATAACAAGCTGACAGTCAGTGGCACGAATGACTTTACAATCAGCTTTAAAACACACTTTTACTACTAGGAGGCTTTTGACATGCTTATCATAACGGATTACACAGGCGCGTCAGAGGCGCTCAAAGTAACTGACTTGCAATTAACTTTGCAACTCGGGCAAGTCGCTCAGCTGGACTTTACGACGTGGAATGAAGATAGCAACCAGACTGGCTATAACATGTTGTCACCGCGAGCTTTAATTCAGGAACCTGGCACGGGTATGCTATTTCGGGTATCTGAAAACGATGGCAGTACGGCCGGTAAGTATTATAGCCGTGCGGTAACTTGTCTAAGCGTCATTCAAGACCTTAACGACAATTATGTCCGTAGCACTATTAAAGGAAAACAGACGCTCAAAACTTGCATGGACCTGATCACCAATGGCACCAAGTTCACGTACACGATCCACGATACAATCGGTGATCACGATTTCGGCGATGAAGAATTCGGTAATGGTCATGGATTAGACTTGTTCTTGAACACGCTAGTAACTGATTTTGGTTTTGAGTGGTCCAATGATAACTATCATATTGACATTTACAAAACGATTGGTAAGCAGGACGCGTTTGTCTTCGTGGACGGTGATGATGTCAACTCGGTCGCTGAGACTAATGACTACACGACGATCACAACCAAGATTCACGGTGAAGGCAAGCATGACGACAATGACAAGCCGAGTTGTAGCTATGACTATGTAAGCCCGAACGCTAAACTTTATGGTGAGATTGCAGCCGATGACTACCAGTCAGATAATATCACGAGCGAAGCTGAGTTGAAGAAGGTGTTGCCAGGACAGTTACAAGATTATCCTAAGGTACAGTACACGGCTAACTTGAATACATTCCAGGAAGCTTCACCGATTGGCGCTATAAATGATGCTTCAATTGGTAATTATGGCTATTTGCGAACTAGAAATGGCATTGACGTGAAGACACGAATTGCAGCTAAGACACTGTATTTACAAAGTACGCACACTATCTCAACTGTAACGTTTGGCAACCTTAAAGATGACCTAGCAATGATTACAGCACGCTTGCAAGCTAACCGTAGTCGAGACGCTCAAGTTATTAAGCAAATCAAAGATGAGAGTAACAAGCTGGTTGCTGGGGCTGCCACAAGTATTACGGTGCTGGATAAGGTAGGTGAGGTTGATGACTGATATTAGACCAATCGCGGGGAGCGACAAAGTAGTATTCTATCCTGTGACTCACAGTCAAGCTGTTAAAGGCTTTGACAAAGGCGTAACTAAAGCGATTGCAGCCAGCCCAACCGGATTTTTTAATTTGCTCAAGTCTGACGTCGAGGCTTGGCATGATGGATTGATTCCAAAAACAATCAAAATGCAGTCTCCTAATGGGACTGTTTTTTTAGTTTCGATTGGCGACGATGGAAAACTTGCAGTAACGAAGGAAGGGGATAGCGATGGCAATACAACTAGTAACTGACCAGCTGTCAAACGTACTAGATGATACTCTTAGAAGTCAGCTTGTTGGTGATTTTAAGGTGATTCAAAAGGCTTTGAATGATTTAGATGGTGCCCAGGCTAGGCTGAATTCGGATCAGGATAAGATTAATCAGGATTTTAAAAATATCAAAGATGACAATAAAACTAGAGATGCGAATGTTCAAGCTATCGTCAACATTCTGACTAAGTATGATGTACCGATCCAAATTGTTAACGGCAAAGTAGTAGAGACTGAGGAAGGTGAGTAAATGATTAGCACGATTACATTGGATACGTATAAGCAAAAGATTAACTCCGATGATGCGTTTGATTTGAGTGATAGTTTCAACGGCCGAGTGGGCGACGAACAGGTCCCATTGGTTGTTCAATTTAAAGAGCGAGGACTAGCACAACAGTTTCAAGATGGGCTAGTGCCATTTATTACCGGCTTCGTGGGCAGCTTAGACGAAAACGGAATAGTAACGGCCGAAACTGGCGAGGCAGTTAGTTATGTTGGTTCTAGTGATGACATTGTCGGCTTAGGCCGGGTGAAGATGAATCTACCTGGTACCATGTTCCCCCAGGAAGGCTATTTTTACGGCTTCTTGGGATTGCAGAATGCTGACGGTAAACGTGTTACCACCTTCAGTGTATGGTTCCATGTATACAACGGCAATCCCGATATGTTTGTTAATAAGGCTCCATTTCGGACAGAACTACAGAAGTTACTCGATGAAGGTGAGGCTACAATTGACCAGTACAAGAATCAGTTGAATAGCCAAATCAGCACCGTCACGCAATCCTATACAAATATTCAAGCTACAGTCCTGGCTCTTACAACGCAGTTAGACGGGTTAGCTCAAAAAATTAAAGATGGCAATGTTGTCACTAACGCTGATTTAAAGACGTGGAGTGACCAATTTAATGCCACTGTGCAGGGCAAACTCGATGGCATGACTGCCGAGATTACTAATTTTGCCACTAATTCCAGTGATGCTTACATTACTAATCTGAAGATTCTGCTGAAGACTGAATGGCAAGAATCGACTACGTCTGGTTGGTACCCACAGGGCTTCTCAGTCAATAAGGACAAGAATGAATTATATTTATCGACCGAAATTACTGGTGGCACCGAAACGCGGATTGAAATCCACGATTTGAAGACTGGTGAGCTAAAGGGGATGAAGTCCTTTGTCAATGAAGCCAACTCATTTTCAGAAGGCATTCCATACTTCTATAACGCCAATGGTGAGCTGTGTTTCATTGTTTCGGTTGTGAATGATGATGGCTACGCCATCTTCAATTACGATACTGGTAAAGTTGGTGACAACATCCCAATTAATGGCAAATTTAAATGGGGTGTTGAGGGCAATAATTTCGTTGCCACCGAAGCGACTCCCGGAAAACTCGCTAAATATTCGGTTTATGCCTGGGACTCGATTCAAGCTGGTAAGCCACTTTTTGAGCAGGATGTTTACGTCGAACCTATGGGAAATCTTAATCGTAAGCCGCAAGGTATTACGATGTCGAATGGCAAGGTTTATTTGACGATGGGAGCATATGGCACGAAGATTGCGCTGCAAGCCTACGACATTGATGGCAAAATTGTGACTAAAGCTGAATTTTCTAAGTCGGGCTTAGCAGAGTTCATCAATGAGAATTATCCAAATTCAATTACTGATACTGAGAACTATTTATTGGAAGCCGAAGGCGCATATACGTTAGGACACACACTGATGCTGGGTGTGGTGGCCAATGGTAAGTTCTATTTGATGGCAGCCGGTAGATTAGATGGCACCAAAATTCAAACAAATATTCCCCAGAGCAACGAGAAAACTGACAGTCAATTGTTGGATGATGGGCAAGATATTCTAGACTTACCTAGTGGTCAATATGAAGGGTCTAATTTCAAAAATGGGCCTTTAGCAGCTAGTGATGGCTCATTGCTACGCGTTCGTGTTGAAAATAATGCTGCTGGGCGTAAAGTATTAACGGCAGTTCAAAGTTACAGTGGCAATCAATGGACAAAAACCGTCCATACTGACGGTAAAGACGGCAGTGGTGATTGGTTGGTGACGACTGGAGCAACGTTTACTAATACTACCATTCCAACAGAAAATGAAGCCAAAGCAGATAGCTTGGTTTACTATGTTGAGACTCGTGGCTACTTCGCTAAGCATGTTGAGTTGCGGATTAACAAGTTAACTAATTTATCAGCTGGAAAATATATCACAGTTGGCCGAGTTCCGGCGGAAGTGGCACCAATGGTGCCGACGACTTTTGTTATTCCGGCTTATAGCGCTCTGAGTAGTCCAAGCAAATACATTAGTTTGTGGGTGACTGCTGGTGGTGTGATTTTTGCGGGAACAACTACTAGTACTGAGACGACCGATCAATTTTCTGCCGCAATTGACTGGATTCATTGGTAGGAGGAATAACAATGACAACTTATTATTTATATGATCCAGAGACGAAAATCTTTGCCGGTGCGGTATCAGCGATGGTACAGCCAGATAATGCTACCACAGTGGCCGTCCCAGATGGCTTGTATCAACCGACCTTTAATGGACAAGCTTGGGCTGGCATCTCAGCTGATGAATATGCTAAGCAAAGTGAACAGCCACCAGTTACAGCGCCCACGATTGAACAGCAAACATTAATGCAGCAAGCAGCTGATATTATTCAATTACGCCAGTTAGTAATGGCTCAAGCTAGTCAAATGGCAACTTTAAGTAAAGGAAGTGCTAAGTAATGACGATTTATGAAGAATGCAAATTATTTAAGTCCTGGGGTCAGAATGACGCTAATTATTATAAGGTATTTGTGGGGGTCGGCCTAACAACGGATCAGTACAAAGAAATTACTGGTGAGGACTATGTAGCACCATCTCCCGCATTGTGATTAAAGGAGGCTATACGATGGCTAAAACGTTAGAGTTTACAACTAAATCACCTCGGCAAATAAAGCAAGGTGACACTGAGACGATGTTTACTTTCATTTGCAAAAATACCGGGACAGTTGTCGATTTAACTCAGGCTACTAACATTATCGCCAAGATTGGCAATTACAGTGGTTATTTAAGAAGTCAGCCTATCGCAATTACTAGTTTGACCGGTCTAAAACCAGGCTGGCTTAATTTACAGCCTGCGTCGACTTTGATGGCAGGCTTACCAGCTGGGAGTTATCAGTTAGAAATTTGGGTGATTGATCAGGCGGGCACAAGTATTTATCCTAGTGATACACCACTCAGTTTTACTATTACAAACAACATTGAGAACGAAGGTGGTGACACGATTACCACCATTACTTTTGATGATTTTGTGGAAGCAATGAATAAAGCCGCAAGCACAATCGCTAAGGGAGACAAAGGTGACAAGGGTGATAAGGGCGACAAGGGTGATACTGGGCCGCAAGGCGCAACTGGCCAAACAGGACCACAGGGTGCTAAGGGTGACAAAGGTGACAAAGGTGACAAAGGAAGCGTTGATAATGCTGGTTTGACCACAGCACCAGCTTTTGTTAAGCTCCAAACGCAGGTTAATGACAGTGCCGCGGGTACCAATTTACTTACTGGAACAAATAATACTCTTACAACCGTCACGAATGTCACTGGTTGGGGCGATGGACTGCCTGCGTATCACCCAGCAGAGAAACTAAAAGCAAATCAAACTTATACCTTGAGCTGTTATTTAGAGCCTGCGGCACATGATACATCCATTTTCATGAAAATTGCACACCGTAATGCTATGGGGACAGTTATTGCTGCAGGTAGCAAAGGAATTTCTACACTAACAATAACTTTGACACAAGAAGATGTCGAAGCTGTTAGTAACTTTTGGATAGCTTTCTGCAATAACCAAACAGACAAGAGTGCAGTTTCCTTTAGGGGCTTTAAGCTAGAAAAAGGTAGCGTAGCTACTGACTGGTGCCCTAATCCATCAGAAATTTTGACACAATCAGATTACGCAAAAATACAAGCAGCTATTGTAGCACTAGGAGGTTCTTTGTCATGAATTTTGATTTAAGTAAATTTTTAACAGAAGGTTTAATTGACAGTATTAACAATGGATTGATTCCATCGGACTTAGCAACTGTATACGCTGGCAATTATCTAGTAAAATCACTGATTACCCAAACTCAGGTTACTCAAGTATCTGATGCAATTACAGCCTACAAAGCTGCACAGGTATCATCTACCGTAGATAATAACAGCGTACAATAGGAGGTAGACAATTGAAACTCAAAAATAAACTACTGTTGACTGGAGCTGCCACCATGGCAGTTCTTTTTTTAGGGCTAAATGCTAACGCTGCTCGCATGGATATGGTCGATGTGTCGAATAATAACGGCTACATGTCAACGGCAGAGTATGTTTCGATGCGTAATGAGTTCGGTGTTAAAGCCGTTACGGTCAAGATTAGTGAAGGTGGTACGTACAAAGACCCGTATGCTGCCAGCAACATTAAAAACGTCCAAGCAGCGGGAATGTATATCAATGGTTATCACTTTGCACGCTATGCCACTAAAGCCCAAGCAATCGCCGAAGCTGACTTTGCCGGGGGAACGGCTAAAGCGGCGGGGCTACCGGTTGGCGCGGTATTGGCAACGGACGTAGAATCACAGGAAGCCAATAACCAATCCAAAGCAACCAATGACCGCAATAATGCCGCATTCATGAAAGAAATTCAGAAGTTTGGTTATCGGGCCGACATTTACACGTCTGGATCATGGGCTAACACTAAAATGACCATCAAGGGAAGAACCGGCTGGATTGCTGCTTACCCGTATGTGGTTAGCGGTAAGAACTGGTATTCAAATAATCACGCATGGCAGTGGTCATCAACGGCTAAGTTCCGTATAAGCTATGGTGGTTTCGATGTTAGCCAATTGAATAGCAACTACTACACTGCTGGTCAGAAATCAACGGTAAAACTGACTAATAAAGGTGCAGTTAAGCACAACAACCGAAAAGCCAACAAACACGCTTACAAGAAATCTGCGTCATCCAAGTGGATTAAGGAAGCTAAAACTTACACACTCAAGACTGCGGTTAAGCTGCGCGCAGGCGCGTCAACGTCATCAAATGTGATCACTATTTTGCCAGCTGGAACCACGGTAAAGACCGACCATGCTATCATTCAAGGTGGCTATCGCTGGGTACGTCAGCCACGATTTAATGGTTATGGTTATCTAGCAACCGGCCCGTCAAGCAATACGCTGGAATATGTAAAGAGTGGTGCAACTCACACGTATTACACAGTCAAGTCTGGCGACAGCTGGTGGGCAATCGCACAACGCAACGGCCTAAATATGACTACATTAGCTAGTCAGAACGGCAAGACAATTTACACCACTATCTATCCCGGCCAGCGATTGGTGGTGCGGTAATTGCATACACTATTAGGATTAGGCTGGGATGAATGGGGATCGATTGTTGCCATTGTCACTAGTATTTGTGTGTTAGCTAATTGGATTTTAAATAAAACGGTTCGTATTCCGCTTAACGATTTAGGCAAGCGGCTTAGCCGTTTTACCGATGAAAGTTTAAAAGTGAGACAGCAAAATGCCGACACAATGAACGCGATTGAAAATCGGGTCATTAAGGTAGAAGGCCGGTTAGATGGCCATGACATTGAATTTAAACATCTATATGAAAAGGAAGCCAAAGTAAATGAAAAAAATTAGTTTTAAGAATGCCGATGGAAGCTTAAATGGTAAGTTGATTGCTGGGATTATTTCGTTACTGATCGTTTTGATTCAACAAATCTTTGCCATGTTTGGCATTAAGTTTACTGGTGACTGGTCAGCCATTGTCGCTGTTATCAACACTGTATTAACGATCCTTGGTATGCTGGGCGTGATTACTGACGTTCAAACAGTGACAGTACCAACAGTTAAAAGTGACGAGGAAAGCCAAGTCGAAACAACAGCTAATAAGGTTGCCGATGAAGTGCAAGGGCCAGTGTCCACAGTCGCTGTAGCGGATAGTTCTGCAACGGGTACTAGTGAAACGACGTCAGAATCCGCCTCACAAGCAGGCGAAAAGTAGTATAATTAAATATTGAATTTGCTAATCCCCTGCGTTTCGGCGTGGGGGCTTTTTTGTTACTTATACCTTCACAATTAATTATTTTACTTTATGCATTTTTTTAAAGATACGCCAATTGATTATTCTAAATAGTAGTGTTAGAATTACCAAAGAGTAGAGTATGATTATATTTGCAAGGAGTGTTCGATATGGCTACAAAAAGCTTTGAAACAGAGTTTTCTTTTAATCAAAAGAATGCAGGTGCGTTAGCAAATGCGTTAAATTCTTCTAAAAAAGTTGATATTAGAATGAGTAAGCCTGTGATTAATTATGATTCCTCTAATAATGACAGTTTGAAAAAAAAGTTTGATAAGATTTTTTCAAACGAGAAAATTGATTAATGGCTTTTCATGTTGTTGCTCTTAATGCTCTACTCAAAAATTACGATGAACATATAATAAAAAAAGAGATAAGCAAATTTCAATGTAGTTTAAATCCAGATGTTAGTTATTTTATAGCTACAAAAGCCATTGAATTTGAGAAAGTTGGTATGGCTAGGACAACGTTAGTATATGTGCCATTTAAAGGCGAGGATGTTTTAGTCGGTTATTTTTCTATATCCAATAAATCGTTAAGTATTAGTAAGCACAATTGGTCAAAAATAACCAAAAGCGTTAGACGTAAGTTATTACCAATGGGGTATAAGACCGAACAGGATAATTATAATTTGCAGTCAATTTTATTGGGGCAGTTTGCTAAAAATGATTGTTATAGACAGCAAAAACTTATAACTGGTAATGAACTAATGTCTATAGCAAACGAAAAAATCAAAGTGGCTTGGCACGTTTCTGGTGGAAACCTTTTATATTTAGAAGCAGAGAACGAACCACATATCAGAGATTTCTATATAAATAACGGCTTTAGCCAGTTATTTATAAAAGAAAAAGTTAACGATAAAAAACCTAATAGGCCATATGTAACAAAAAATGGATTACAATTGTATATAAAAAAGTTAAGCGATTTATAATATGTTTTAACTTTATTAATCAAATTAACTAAACGAATCCCCACATCGGCTTTAATGGCTGGTGTGGGGATTGTTTTGTTCTAACTCAAGATACTTTTTATCAATTAATTCACGTAATTCTTCCAAGTCTTCTTTAGTTGCTTTGTTGCGAATTAAACTACGAGCTGCAGAACATACTTTCAT